CGTTGGTCTCAAGCACAGGGTAATGGAGCATGTGCGTGACTTTGGTCACCCGGCTATCCTTGGTAGGAGGCCGAACGCTCAGAGTCATGCTGGTCGCGCCGACATAAGCTGTAGCGGCGCGATCGACGTACCGCGCAACCCCGTTCGAAATCCGTTCGGGGCTGAGCGTGATGTCACTTCCAACGGTCGCACTCGACGTGGTGAAACTCTGCGCCGAGACGAGACCGATGGTCGTGACCTTACAGGCTGCAATAGCAGACAAGTGAGTACTCCCAAGTTAAACTGAGGAATGTAGTCTGTCCTCCTACTTGAAGACAGCCCTAAGAAGAGCCAATCCGTTGAGCGCGTGGTCGATTGAGGCTAAACCATTCTTGAGAGACGGGAAAGTCTGGTGCGGGAACGTCGCAAGACGCACCCGATCCAGCCTGATCGTCTCCCGAGAATAGTCGCCATGGTCGATCAGCGTCAACGAAGGATTCAGAGGGCTAGCTCCAGCGTAGTCGACTACGGATTTCGCCACCTCTCGGGTGAAGCGGGTTCTCGAACCCTCCAGAAACGTCAATCCGTCCCAGGAGCTTAATGTCTCCAGGAAGGGACCTACTGGAAGGAACCAGTCCACGACAAACGAGAATGGCAGGATTTCCCAGGCGAGGTTGACTGGGTTTGTGAAGCCTGTCTGAGCCAGAAAAGACTTGAGCGGGTCCTGGATCTTGTATCTAACGGTCAGTTTGCAGTTGGTATTTCCGCTGACGAAATATCGTCCGCGGTTGCCATTTGCACTCAGATTGCGTAAGAAGAAGACACCAGTACCTTCCGTCCTTGCCGTCCCGACAGCAGTCACCACACGAACGAAGTCCTCATCTTCATTGAAGACAGATAAGGACTCGAAGGCACCGTTGATATCGTGGAGAAGAGGTTTCCAGCCGTACTGCAGCTCCAGCCAATTTTGGGCTAGACTGTTAGTGGCGGTGGGTCCCTTTCCGCGGAATCTAGGATTCCTTCCGGCAAACAGCCTATTAGCGGCTAGAGTGAGGTTACCCTTCTTTAGTGCACTAACAGAGCCAACTATTTTGCTCGCCGAGCCGGCGATCAATCTAGTAAGCTGACCTATTTGGGCGAAATCCTGTGCAAGATTAGCATCAATTTGCACGTTCATCCGCTTGATGAGGTTACTGATTGCCTTGTTCTCAGCTAGACCATTATGGCCTAGCTCAGGTGGTGCAGCATACACGTTGCTGAAGGCGTCGATAAGAATGGAGTATTCCCCACTCGAGCTCAGTACCTGGCTCTGTACTAAGCGATCGACGTCTAAGTGCTCAATGAAGACAGTATGCGGATTAACCGGATACTGCCGTTTCTTCAGAGCTTTGAAGCCGGGTGTACGAACGCCAGTCCAGGTTCGTCTGTAAAAAGGCCGGAGAAGTAAAGTGAGGGTCTGTGACCCGTTTACTTCGACGATCTGCTTATAGGGAATCTGAATGACCTCGGGACTCGGTCTCAAAGAAGAAGACACTGGGCGCAACATGGCTGAACGCCTCGAAGAAATCTGAGGCGCTACTAGTCGGCGAAGCTTTGCTAAAGCCGACTGGTATAAGGCGTTTGACGAGATCCAGTACGACGCGGGGCCATTCCTGGCCAAACGCGCACGGAACCTAATCATGGCCTTGAACATCTGGCCTTTCACCCTCTTATTGATCGAAAGGTAGAACCGCGGAGCAGAACCATCGACCACGCGAATGCTAAGGCTAGGGAGTTCCCTTGCGGGAACCCAACCAGTCAAAGCACGAACGGAATCTCTGGATACCTGCTCCAATCGGAACACCTCGAAATCGTTAAGAGAGCTTTCGACCAGAGGTCCGCTGCCCAGCAAGGCAGCATACTCTGGATGCTGGCTAAAAAACGACGAGTAGCTCACGGATGGAGTTTAACCATTCGCGAAACTCGCCGGCTTCAGCCCCGCTGAGGCTCATCGCCGCTGCAAGAAGGCAGGCTAGGATAGCTGCCAGAAGTGCATCGGTGACGCCCTGCTCCTTTCCCTTTCGGGAATTAGGAACGTGACGTCCCCGTGTACCCCTGAACAGCCATCTCATACCTACCTCCCTGTAGACGGCGATAAGTAGTATAGGACTTAACCTATACCAACCTCCCGGTTCAAAACCTCGGCTAACGCGCTAGTATTCAGCGTCAGCTCCTGCATTTCTGCGGGGCTGGGCGCCTGTACCGGCACGTCAGTTAGGCCTCGAACGTCGTCGGTTGCATACGTGAAAACACCCCGAATGGTATATCCAAGGTCCGGGAGAAAATCCAGGACTATGAATAGAGACCGCGCGGGCACATCACGGCATTTAACCGTAATGTAATACGC